ACAAATCCATCAAATCTTACAATTAAAACTGCATCAGGAACAGGATTTACTCCTGACGCTGCAAAAATTTATGCAGCTTACTCAGATGGAACAAATTTAAATGAAGTATCTTTAGACACTTTAGGTGGCACAATAGCTGCTGCACAAATTGCTAGTAGTGCAGTGACAACAGCAAAAATTGCTGACGATGCTGTGACCTCAGCTAAGATTGCTGACGATGCTGTTGTAGCCGCAGCGATTGCAGACGATGCTGTAGGAACTGCTGCGATTGCAGACGATGCTGTTGGTGCTGACCAATTAGCGAACACCTCTGTAACTGCAGGATCATACACTACAGCAAATATTACAGTAGATGCCCAAGGAAGATTAACTGCTGCTTCATCTGGAGCAGGCGGAGACGGAAGCTATGTTCCAAGAATTGTAAAAAATGGTCCAGCTTCAGGAAACTATACATCACCAGCTAACGCTTCTAAATTCTATGCGTACGCTTTTGGCGGAGGCGGAGGTGGAGGCGGAGCTTCACATAAAAATGGATCTGGTGGAGGAAATGGTGGTAAAGGGGCTGCAGGTTTTTATTCAGGTAGCATACAAGCAAGCACAACATACGCTTTCAATGTAGGCGGTGGAGGTGCGGGAGGAAATGCTCCACCTTCAACTGGCGCAGATGGTGCGACTGGAGGAACAGTTGTTGTAACAAATTTATTTACTTGTGAAGGGGGACCTCCTGGACCAGGATCAGGAAACTCTCACTCTCAAAGACCTAATGCAGGAAATGCAACAGCTGGTAATGCAACTTTTACAATACCACAAGATTATCTGCATGGTGAAGGAGTTGGAGGAGGCGGATCAGGTGTCTTTCAAGCACAAGGGCCCGCCTATAATGGAAATCCAGGTCAAGGTGGACATTTAACATATTTAGATGATGGAGGACAATAATGGCTTTTGCAATAACTTTAAATGGTGGTGTGTTTAAAATAGCATCTAACGAAACTGAAAAAAACGATATTAATATTTTTTTTCCTCCTGCAATAGCGCATTCAATAAGTGATGATCAGTTTAATAAAATTAAAAACAATACAGCTGGTTTAAGTTTTGTTGATAACGCAATAACAGTTGTGGAATATGATGATAGTCAAATTTTTCCAGATGAAAATTCTTTAAAAAAATATATTGAAAATGTAAAATTCTTAATAAATGATTTTTTAGAACCTTCATGTGGTAATGAAACTAAATCACTGCATAACATTATTCAGTCTTACTCAAATACTTTAGAATCTTTCGATTATTCGTCAATAACGTATCCATTAAATAAAAGTTGGGAACAATATTGTGAAGAAAATTCTATAGCTTACGTTCATCCTTTACAAATACCATAAATAATATAAATAGGTATGTATGTTTGAGATACCTATTACTTTTGAGGCTCATAAATCATATATTGAAAATAATAAAGATATTCTTCCAATACCTGCTAAATTAAATATACCTGATTGGTTTAAAAAATTAGATCACTCACTTGAATTAAACACGGTTAAAGGTTGCATACCTTTTTTAGATGGTTTGACAGCTGGGTATATATTAAAATGCCCTACTGATTACGCTGTAGAGCATAACACAATATTAGATGGAAAAAAAATTTGTGGTTTTATGACACCTTTAGAAAAACAAGAAATAGGTAAAAAAATTAATTTAAATTATCATGGTGAAAAACAAATGCACCCTGCAGAACAACTTGAAGGTAGTCCTTTATTAGAAAAAAATATGAATCAACCATTTCATAAAATTTTAAATCCTTGGATTATTAAAACACCTCCAGGATACTCTTGTTTATTTGTACCACCAATTAATAATAATGACGATAGGTTTTCAGTAATACCAGCAATAGTGGATACAGATAACCATAAACTAGAAATAAATTTTCCAATCATAATAAATGGTGATAAATATAAAAGTCTAAAAACTACAATAGAAAGAGGAACGCCTTATGTCCAAATTATACCTTTTAAAAGACAAGCATGGAGGATGAAAATAAAACCTATTGATATTAAAAAAAAAGAAGAAGATGGTTTTTTTTATAGAAAAAAACTATTACACAATTACAAAAAATTTATATGGTCAAAAAAAGATTGGAAATAAACGAAGACATACATAATTATATTTGTGTATTTGATAATGTGCTTCCCGAAAATATTTTAAATTATTTTTTTAAATACTGTAAACAAATTAATTATAAAAAAGCAAAAGTGTTAGGTGATGATAAGGGCAATAAAGATGTTGTAGATGAAAAAATTAGAAAAACTTTATGGTGCGATATGAATTTTTTAAATGATAAAAGTTTAACTAAGGTACATTGGTCAAATTTTTTAACTTATACTTTTTCAATTTTTTGTAGAGATTATCAAAAAATATACGATATAAAAAATTCAACCAATATAATTGATATTCAAATATTAAAATACTTACCTGGAGGACATTATTTGTTTCATACTGATGATGCTCCTGATGTCCATAGAACTTTAAGTTGTGTGCTTTTTGTAAATGATGATTACGAAGGTGGAGATTTAATTTTTGCTTACCGTAATTCAAAAAAACAAACTAAAATAGAAAAAAAGAAAAATAGGTTAGTTATATTTCCAAGTAATTTTTTATATCCACATTCTGTCAAACCAGTAATAAGTGGAGAAAGGTATTCAGTGGTAGCATGGGCATTATAGGTAAAGACTTTAAATATAAGATAATTAAAAATTTTTTATCAAAAGATGAATTACATTTACTTTCCTTATATTGTGAAATTAGACATAGAACAAATTTTACAGAATTTGATTTTCAACAAAATAATGTTGGAGACACTTGTCTTTATGGAGATCCAATTATGGATTCTTTAATGTTAAAAAAACAATCTTTGATAGAAAAAGAAGCAGGAAAAAAATTACTTGCAACTTATTCTTTTTGGAGGACTTATACTAAATTTTCAATTTTAAAAAAACACAAAGATAGACCGGCATGTGAAATAAGTGCTACAGTTTTGATTAGTAAGGATGAAACAGAATGGCCTATATTTATGGATGGAAATCCTTTATATTTAGAAAGAGGAGACGCAGCCGTATATCTCGGATGTGAGGTTGAACATTGGAGAGAGGAATTCGAAGGAGATCATCAATTTCAAACATTTTTACATTACGTTGATGCTGAAGGTAAAAATAAAGGACACTACATGGATAAAAGAAAATATTGGGGGATATTATAATGAAAATAAATCAAAAAGAAGATGGGTCAGGTGAAATAGTTTTTACTGATCAGGAAATAGAAATAATTAAAAAAAACAAAAAACTCATATTGTCAGTTGAATTTTTAAAACATTTTATGAATTTATTTATAAGTGTTTTCTTTGAATACCAGAAGAAATTTGGTACAAAAACAAGAAATATGACAACACCTATTGACCAAGAAATTGAAGTAAAAAAACCAGATGATGTTTAATTAAGATAAGAATTAAGGTATAATACCAATATGCCTTTAACAAAAGTAGATTTAGCCCCTGGATTTAACAAACAAGTTACTCAGACTGGTGCTGAGGGCCGATGGACTGATGGTGACTTTGTGAGATTTAGATATGGATTGCCTGAAAAAATAGGTGGTTGGGAACAAATACTTGAAGGAACTTTAATTGGTGCTGCAAGAGAACAGTTTGTATGGGCAGATTTAGACGGAAGACGTTATGCTGCTATAGGAACAAACAAAATTCTTGCAATTTATTATGAAGGTGCTTTCTTTGATATAACACCTTTAGGCACAGCTTTAACTAGTTGCACTTTTGATACTGTAAATACATCAGCAACCGTAACCGTAAACAAAGCAGCTCATGCTTTAGAACCTGGAGATATTTTTTTATTTAGTTCTGTAACACCACCAACTGGAGCTGGATATGTTGCATCTGATTTTGAGACTAAACCATTTCAAGTAGTAACTGTTCCTGACAGTGACAGTTTTACAATAACCATGGCAAGCGCAGCAGGGACAACGGTCAACGGATCAGGATCAGCAACAGTAACACCTTATATAAAACCAGGTGCTTTAGGGTTTACTTATGGGTTTGGTTGGGGCACAGGATTATGGGGAGGTGGCCAACAAGTATTTAGCACATTGAATGGAGCTTTATTAGATGACACTGCAGGAACAGGGGGTTCTGGCACCTCAATTACACTTGCATCCACTACAGGATTTCCTTCGACAGGAACAATTAAAGTTGGTGCAGAATTTATTTCATACACAGGAATATCGTCAAACGATTTAACAGGTATAACTAGGGCTGCAGCAGGAACTAGATCCGCACATGCAAACGGAGCAGGTGTTGAAGTATTCACGGGTTGGGGTATTGCATCTTTATCACAAACTTTAACTACAGATCCTGCATCATGGTCACTAGATAATTTTGGTGAAAAATTAATAGCAACTATTAAGAACGGACAATCTTTTGAGTGGAACCCAATAAATTCAAATTCTAATGCATTGAACACAAGAGCAACTGTTATTACAAATGCGCCTACTGCTTCAGTAATGTCTTTGGTATCAGATAGAGATAGACATCTAATTATGTTAGGAACTGAAACAACTATTGGTTCACCAGGAACACAAGATAAATTATTTATAAGATTTTCAGATCAAGAAAATATTAGTGACTATACACCTACTTCAGTTAATACTGCTGGAACATTTAGATTAGATTCTGGAACTAAAATTGTTGGAGCAGTAAAAGGTAAAGATTACACATTTATTTTAACAGACAACGCTGCATATGTTATGCAGTTTGTTGGTCCACCATTTACCTTCTCTGTTAGACAAGTTGGGTCTAACTGTGGTTGCATTGGTCAACACGCTATGAAATATGTTAATGGTGCAGTTTATTGGATGGGTGAATCTGGTGGATTTTTTGTTTTTGATGGTACTGTAAAATCATTACCATGTGAGGTTGAAGACTTTGTATTTACAACAAAGAATGGTGATAATTTAGGTGTTAACTATTCCGCTGGAGAATCAGTATATGTTGGTCTTAATCATTTATATGAAGAGATTTGTTGGTACTATCCTAAAGCTGGATCTGATTTCAATGATAGATATGTATGTTTTAATTATCAAGATCGAACTTGGGTAACAGGTTCTTTATCAAGAACCACGTGGGTAGATGCAAATTTATATTCTGTTCCATATGCAACTGAGTTCAATAGCACAGGAACTGGTTCTTTTCCTGACGTGCAAGGAGTAACAAACATTAATGGTTCTACAATTTATTATGCTCATGAAACTGGAGTAGATCAAGTTGATACTGCAGGAAACAAAACAGCAATACCTGCTTTTATTGAATCAGGAGATTTTAGTTTGAATATAGAAGGAAATGCTCAAGTATTTATGAGTATGCGAAGATTTGTTCCTGACTTCAAAACTATACAAGGTAATGCTCAAGTAACCATATTACTTAGAGATTTTCCTAGCGACACTGAGGCATCGTCTCCACTTGGACCATTTACTGTTACAGGATCAACACAAAAGGTAGATACAAGAGCCCGAGCTAGATTTGCTAGCTTAAAAATTGCTAACACAGGCACAGAACAGAATTGGCGTTTTGGAACTTTTAGGGCTGACGTGCAACCAGATGGAATGAGGGGATAATGGAACCAGATTTATTTGTGCCAGGTGACCAACAATATGAAATGGTAAATCAACCATTGGAACCCATGGGAATAGCTCCGCTTGTTGAACAAGGTAGTCCTTTACCTAATTTTAAAAAAGTTGCAGGAGATGTAATTAAAAACAAAGCCATAAATTATGCAGCTGGAAAATTAGGTATAAATCAAACAATGGCATCAGGGCTTGCAGGTTTATTAGGAATCGGAGCAAATGTGTTTGCACCTCTTGCTGCAGTATCTGCACTATCAGGAAGATCTTTAGGTATATCAGATTATTTAGCAAACAAACGAGCACAAAAAGAATTTGCTAGATCAGAAAATATGTTAGAGGCTAAAGTTCTTTCAAATCAATTAGCAAATAAAGGTGATAATAGAGATGCTGCCATGGGTGGAGGCAGTATACCAACTCAAACATCTGCACCTAAATCACCGGGAGTTTCAAATCCATATAGCGGTGGTATTGGTGGGTTACATTCAGGATATTAAATGGCAAGAGTAGATATTGTAATACCAGAACCTACACCAAAGTACACTGAGGAAAATCAAAGACAAGTAACTCAGTCTTTACGAACGATGCAAGATAAGTTAAATACTTCTTATCAACAAGAATTAAAAAATGAACAAGATGCTTTTAATTATTTTTTATCATGACAATTAGATACAAAAATCAAGGTTTTAAACAAGCTAGCACAGGGAAGACCACGGTGTTTACATGTCCTAGTGATGCTACAGTTATAGTAAAAAGTGTTTACTGTTCTAACAGCGATGCTTCTTCAAATATCTTAGTTAATATGAATCTTGTAGATTCATCTGACTCTAGCACAGAGTATGAATTTTTTAGAGATGATGTTGCTGCAAAATCACAAGTAAATGCTACACCTCAAGGTTTAAATTTAGAAGCTGGTGATGCAATAACAGTACAAGCAGCTACAGGAAGTAATACAATACAAGGTGCTATAAGTTATGCCTTAATAGATAGATCTCAGGAGAATGGCTAGACAAAAATTTACACACTTCGTGCCTAGACCCAAACCTCGTAAAAGGCCAAGAAGACATACAAAAAATGTAAACAAAAAAAAGAAGTTGCAACACAATAAGAAATATAATAGACAAGGACGTAAACAATGAGTGATTTACCCATAATACCAGCAGAAGCTAAAGAGATAATTAAACATAAAAGAACAGGAAAGATCTATGCTGATAAAGCTGAGTTTGATGCTGATGTTGCTGATCCCAATACTGATACTACTGTGGATGATTTTAGACAAGATCTTGAAATAAAAGTTACAAGAGCTGGTAATGTTGGTGTTAAAACAAAGGAATAATGTTTAACACAATTGAAGGTTTTTATAACAAGGAAGATCTTGGATTATTAGTTTTACATTTTTTAAACTTACATTTTTATGCAAAACACCAATCGAGTGAAGTGTATTTTGGCGGAGATAGAATACTAGGTATACCTGTACACGAAACTGAATATTTAGATGATCGAGGAGAGTCTAGTCCTTATAATATTTTTTTAAAAACTTGGAGACAAAAAACAAATATTACACCTTTACACGTTTCAACTTTTTTTAGAAAAACAAAATTATCAGAGTGTAAAAAATCTCCATCATGGAATCAATATAAACCACATCAAGATAACGTAGATTTTGATATAGCAGGTTTGATTTATTTTAATTCTAATTGTCTTAAAGATGGTACATATATATTTAATAATCATAAAGATTATGAGCCAACTATAATCATTGGATCTAGGTTAAATAGATGTGTTTGGTATGATACACAAATTTGGCATTCACCAACTATGGAGCAAAGTGTTGATGAAAGATGGACTCAACCATTTTTTATTATTCATAAGGAAAAAACTTTAGAAAAATATTTAGAAAATAATAAATTTAAAAAACCTATTTAAATTTATGTTTATACAAAATCTTGAATTTTACGAGACTAACAGTTTTGAATATTTGTTAATACATAAAACAGGTTGTCAATCAGTGTTAAGAACATTTGAATCAAAAAATCTTAAAGTTGTAATGAACGAAAATAAACAAAGTGGAAAATTTTGTTGGACTGTATTAAGAGATCCTTTGGATAGATTTATATCTGGTTTGTGTCACAATTTATCTTTATCAAATATAGAATTAGATCAATTAGACTTAAAACAATTATTGTTTAATGTCATACATCCTAATTTAAGGTCTGCATCTTTAGTGCCCTTAACTGTTTTACAAACAACATATTTAATAGGTTCTAAAGTAAATATGTTCGTTTCTCATAAAGATTTAAATAATTTTTTACAAATAAATTTTAATACTTCTTTTCATGAGAATAAAGGATCTTCAGTGTTAAAAAAGAAAGTAAAAGACTATATTGAAGAAAACAAAGATTTTAAAAAAGCTCTGGATAAATATTTACAAATAGATTATTTTGTTCATCAACAAATATTGAATAATAACCAATTTTGGTATTGGCAATTAGGAAAGGTATTAGAATATGAAACCTAGAGGCGCAACTGAACTTCAACATGAGCTGCTAGAAAAGTATGTAACGAAAGATTTACTAGATAAGTTTCAAATATGTACTTCTATTCCAGGAAAAGTGCCACTGGATCCCAGTAAAATAAATATACTATGGCAAAAAAACTCTTGGGATCAACCAAACCTACAAAGTTTTTTTAGAAACAAAGACAGGCACCACGAATACGATTGGTATGTTTTTAATTCACATTGGTGCTATGAAAAGTTTAGGTATTTTTTTCAAATACCAGAAGATAAATCTATAGTAATAAAAAATGGTGCACATCATTTCCCTAAAAGAAAAATATATAAACAAGGCGAACCAATTAGAATCATGCATCACTGTACTCCTTGGAGAGGTCTAAATGTTCTATTACTCGCGATGCAATATGTTCAAAATAAAAATGTAACTTTAGATGTATATAGCTCTAATGAAGTTTATGGAAAAGAGTTTGCTGATAAAGCAAACAAAGATACAAAGGGATTGTTTGATCAAGCTAAACAGTTACCTAATGTAAATTACATCGGTTATAAGCCAAATGAATATATATTGGAACACATGACAGATTATGATTTGTTTGTCTATCCATCTATATTTGAAGAAACTTTTTGTGCCTCAGCATTAGAAGCACTTGCTGCAGGTCTTCACGTTATTACAACAAACTTTGGGGCTTTACCTGAAACGTGCGCTGAATGGCCTGTATATATCAACTACACAAAAGATCTAGAATTACTGGCAGCAGCAACAGCAGGGGCTATAGATGTTGCAGCTAGCTATCTTCATACAGAAACAATTCAAAATCATTTAGATGAACAACAAAAATACTATAAAAAATTCTATAGTTGGGATAAAAAAGCTATGGAATGGGAAAACTTTTTGAAAGGAGCTTTAAGTGTCAAGCAGTAAATACATAAACGAAGATACATATCAAACATTACAAGAAGTGAGTATTGAAACTCAATCTGATTATGAAAAAGCAACTGAACCATTATGGAAAGAAAACAAAGATCAATACAAAAACATTGAGGTATTTGTAGCAACACCTGTGCATAGTGAAGTTTCAATTCATTACACTCAAGCTTTAATAGAATTTCAACAGGAGTGTTTTAAGAAAAAACTTAAAGTGTCTTTTCATTTAATTAAATCATCACTAGTCACACAAGGCAGAAATTTGTCAGTTGCAGGATTTCTTGAATCAAAAGCAACACACTTATTGTTTATTGATTCAGACATATATTTTCAAGGCAAGTCTATATTTGCCATGCTGAAGGCAGACAAACATATAATATCTGTGCCATACCCTTTAAAAACATTGATGTGGGAAAAAGCTTTTAACAAAATGCAAGAGGGTAGAATAAAATCTCCTGATGATATTAGAAGAGCTTTACACACTTATCCTATGAAAGTTCCTGATCCTAACAATATTAAACTTGATAAGGGAGTAATGGAAGTTACTGATTCACCAACAGGATGTATGCTTATTAAAAGAGAAGTTATTGAGAAAATGATAGAGAAATATCCTGACAAAGAAATAGTTCAGAAGACTGTTATCAATGGAAAGTATGTTAACAAGCCTAACATGTGGAACTTTTTTGACACTCTACATGACCCTAAAGAGAAGACCTACAATGGTGAGGATTTTGCCTTTTGCAAGCTATGGAGAGACTTAGGTGGTAAATGCTATGCCTATGTCAACGATGCCATTGTTCATATTGGAGAACATCAGTATCAAGGCAAGTTCTACGATGAGTTGATATCAAGCAAGTAAAATGGTATTATTTCATATTTAAGATCTTAAATAGGAGAATTTTATATAATGCTACAACTATTACCCTACGCATTAGCAGCATACGGTGGATACAGAGGTTACAGAGATTCTAAAGACCAAGGAATAGGTGGTTTGAATAGACTACTTAATACAGCAGCAGGTGCTTTTACAGGATATAATTTAGGACAAGCAGGAGGCTTTGCTAAAGCTGCAGGGTTTGGCAATCCAGTATCAGCAAATTTTGTTCCAACTTTTTCTAACCTACCAGGAATATCTCAATTACCTTTTATGTCAAGATTTCAAACACCTGCTGTTTCAAAATATTTAGGAACTGATAAAGCTACTGGTGGTGATTTAGTTTCTAACCCAGCTTACGTAGAACCAAAAAAAGCTGGAAGCATATTAGATATTTTTAAAAAGGGAGGAGATCCTAAAGCAGAGTATGATCCTTTAAGAGTTGGAGGATCTTTAGCAGCACTTACATATTTTGGTGGTGCATTTGATCCAGGGCCAGTAGATATGTATTCACCTGGATATAACGTGGGTGTGTTAGATATGCAAGCAAACAGACCTGGTTACACTTTTATAGATCCAGTTACAGGTGAGGAAAAAGCATATGAAAAAATATATGCACCTGAAGAGGCTGGTAGAGGTAAACCAAGAATTGCTAATATATCTTTAGACAAAGTAAGGTTGAGATCTGGAGGACTTGCAGAAATTAAAAAATTTAATGAAGGTGGTGTAAATTATCTTCCATCAAAAATGACTCATGATGAAAACGATTCAAACAATTACGTTAGAGCATCTGGGTATGTAGAGGACGGAGCAGGAGTAGGTGATAAAGACGAAGACACTATGTTAGCTCAATTAGCAGACGGAGAGTTTGTAACAAGAGCAGACGGTGTGTTAGGCGCGGGAATCATTGCAGGTGCTAACCCAAATAGCATGAAAGACATGAGAGAAAAAGGCGCGACTTACTTCTATGAACAACAAAAAAGATACAAAAGAGTATTTGATTTATTGAAGGAGAAAGATGCCAACAGCAAACAAAAAACAAATTAAACCATTAGTAAGTATCATACCTATTGAACCAAAAGACGTAGAAAGGTTTTGGCCACTATGCGAGTTTATGGTAGCAGAAGCTTTAGCGTTTTCTGGTAAGTACGCTGAATCATCGTGGGTATATGAAGAACTTAAAAAAGATAATTTACAATGTTGGATTATGTTTGGATCAGATGAGTCTGAAGAAAACAAAGTGTTTGGTATTTGTGTTGGAAGAATAGCGGAGTTACCAAATTATTTACAATATGAAATATTAATTTGCACAGGTAAAAGAAGAGACCTGTGGGAAGATACATTAGTAAGATGTATTACAGATTTTGCTCAACAAAATAACTGTAAAAGAATGAGCATCATGGCCAGACCTGGTTGGGAAAAAATTTCTAAAAAATGGGGATGGAAAAAGAAACACGTACAACTAGAGAAATGGATATAGCATGAGTTTTTTTGGAGGAGGAAGATCACAACAGGCAGCTACACCAACTTCACAAACACAGTTTGTGAGAGAGGCTCCTGGTATAGAGGAAAGAAAAATAGAATTAATGGACATTGCTCGTCAAGTAGCGCAAGATCCTATTAAATTACCTGACGTTCAAGTTGCACCTTTATCAGCTCTTGAGCAACAAGGTATTACAGCTGCAGGTCAGACAGGTGTTGGAGCAGGAACCGTAGGTCAAGGTATTGCACAAATTCAACAAGCAGCCGCTCCGATTGGTGCATCACAAATATCTCAATATTTAAATCCATATCAATCTTACGTAACTGGAGAGATTGCAAGACAAGGTCAAATGATGCAAAACCAATTAGCAGCACAAGCCGTTGGTGCAGGAGCATTTGGTGGCGGAAGAGAAGGTGTTCAACAAGCTGAACTTCAAAACAGAACCTTAGAGGCAATGGGTAGAGCACAACAAGCTGGTTTCAACACTGCACTTGGTGCAGCTCAAAGACAACAACAAGTTGGCTTATCTGCTGGTCAACAACTTGGTCAAATGGGCTTAGGTCAACAACAAATGGCACAAGCAGACATTAATCAATTATTTTCTGCTGGTGGAGTACAAAGACAATTAGCTCAACAAGCATTAGATGCACAAAGACAATCAACATTACAACAACAATATGAGCCTTATCAAAGAGCTGAGTTTCTTGCGAACCTTTACGCTGCTGGACCTAAAACACAATCAGGTGTTACTATGGGTACAACCCCAGGAACAAATCCTTTAGCACAGTCAGTAGGTACAGGTATTGCTGCATTCTCAGCATTTAATCCACAACAGTCGGGGTAACAATGTCTTTGAACAAAGTTTTAAACAGACCTATGTTTAGAAAAGAGGCACTTAGAAGAGGTGCTTTAAAACCTATTAAAGCAAGAGTTGGTAGATTCATGGAAGGTCCTGCAATGCAACAAGGACCTATATTCGTACCTAAATCACAATATTCAAATTTTCCATTACAGTTTCAAGGTCCAGAAGGTAGATCGTTTGCATATAACCCAACAACAGGTCAGTATATTACTGGATTTGGTAAAGCAAAATTAAAATCAGGAACTGCAAAATTTGCTAGAGGTCTTACAGGTTTAGGTGCTTTGTATGCTGGAGCTGAAGCAGCAGGCATACCCGATCCTTTAATTCAAACAGCAGCGATGGCAGAACTCGCTTCATTTCCATTTGCTTTTGCTAAAAAACCTACATCAAGAATGATAGGGAATATACTTGGATCTGGATCAAGATTTGCAACATCTAATCCAATAGGTGCTATAAGTATTGGTGCAGGATTAGCAGCAACTGGTGGAGCAAAAGCTTATTACGATGAAACTAAAATGGTTAAAGATTATGCAAAAGCTAATAACATACCTTTTAAAAAAGCCATGGACATATTTAATAGAGATTTATCTTTTGGTGGCCAAAGACCTATGGTTTCAAGCGATATAGCTAAATTTATTTTAGCAGGTAGTCCAGGAACAAGAAATTTAGTTGGAGGTGGATTAGATACGACTCCTGAAGGACCACCTGGTTCAAAATCTGCCGAACAAAGAATAGCTGGAGAAATGAGACAATATATGAAAGACTCTAAAGAATTTGGTAGATACTATCAAGATGTAGATGAGTTAGTCAAAAAAGTAAGAGATAAAGAAAATAAATTATTAATGGCAGAAGAAACAGCATCTATGAGTCCAGATGATGAATTACAGTTTGGTTCTGTTGGAGGACAGATAGCATTAGAAAAAAATATTGCAATTGCTGAATTAAGAAATGCATTAATGGCACAAAAAAATCTTGATGTAAATAAAGCAACAAATCTTGCATTAGCTATAACAGAAGGGGACATTGAATCTAACAATGTAGATGCAATTGTTAAGAGTGATGAATTATATGCACAAGTTCCAAATAAAGTAAATGATCCAAACCATCCTAAATTTGTAAAAGAAGTTAAAACTGTTGAAGAAATAGAAAAGAAATCTAAAACTCCTGAAACTGTTGAGGGTGATGGCATATCAAATGACACTGTGGGAGGTACAGGCACAGGCACAAAACAAGATCCGACAGGTGATAATGAAATTGATGAAGCTAAAAAAGCAGCAGAAACAATTGACATGACACAGTTTTTAAGAGCAGATCCAAGAAAAACTGAAATGAATCCTCAAAGAGTATTCCTAATGAAATTAGCTGCTGGATTATTATCAGGTAAAACAATGAAAGGTGGTCTTGCAGGTGCAGCTGAAATATTTGGTACTGCATTAGGGCCAGCTGTAGACGCTAAAATATTAGTTAAGATGAAGAATGATGAAGCTTACAGAGACTGGGCTTCAACTGTTTTAAGTTACAATACTGATTTATTAGAGTTAAGAAATGATGCATTAAAAGATGCGTTAGATGCTGCAGGTAATAGTAAGTTTGAATTAGGTTCATTTGAACAAGGTGGTCAATTCTTTGAGGCTAAAAAAGATAAAAATACCGGAGACGTATATGTTTATGATGGAAAAGATTATAGATTAGCTTCACCAGATGCAGGACAATTTTATGTACAAAAAGATTCTGCAGCATACATGGATAACATAAGATTGATAGCTGATGGTCAATTATCTTCTGATATTTTAAGAGAACAAATTGCATTAATGTCTACTGATGCTGGAAGAAAAGCAATCGGGGGATCTGGAATAATTTTAGGATTTGCAGAAGCTCTTAAAAACCTACCAGGTGAGGTTAAAGATGGTCTTGTTGGGTCTATTTCAACAG